AACACCAGAAAGTAAGGTTAGTAAACTGTTTGTTTCTGATTTACTTAAAGCTCCTGCATCTGATTGAAACTGCAATATAATATCATCACAGAATATTTTATCATAACGTTTATAAGCTCGTATTGAATTACAAACTGGAGTGAATATATTTAAACTTAAAGCAGAATTAAAATCATCAGTGATCATGTATTCATACACGTATTCTCCCGTTGGTTCAGGTGCATCAATAGCCTTTTTTAACAAGCTATAAGTATCAACTCCAATAATACCATCTAATCTATTAACCTGCGGTGAATTTACCTCACCGCTTGTTATGTTTTTTACTAAATAAAATCTTTTATCTGACATATTTTTATTTTTATCGAGCTACAAAATCGCTTTCTGTTCCGTTTATTAAATTACCTGATACAACTCCTTTAGTACCTGTTACTGTTGGATATATGTCCTCTCCTAATGGTAGGAAGTCAATCAATTCAGCATCATTATAAAAACTCATAAGAGTTACATCTTGACCTCCAAAATACTCTGTAATCTGATTTGTACCTAAATCACTTCCAGAACCTTCCATTATTAAAGCGTTGTTTATACCTCCAAACCAGTTAGAACCTTGTACTCCCATTTGTCCAAGTTGTAGATTACCAGTTGCATTATTATGGTTAGTTACATTAGTTTGATTTAGTGTCATAGTGGCTTGATACACTTCACCGTTACTAGGTCGGTACAAGTAGTATTTGACTTGTGTACCGTTACAAACAAATAATACTTTGCTACCTACTTCGGGTCTTCTCCAAGTATTCGCTTGACCTACTGAATTACCATTAGCGTAAAAATAAACCCCCCAGTTAGAACCTCCTTTTCTAAGTGTTATTTCGTTTTCTCCACGTTTCCAAAGTGTAGTGTAAGTTGAATCATCAACGCCTGACACGCTCTCAATTTCAAAACCTAAAGCCCATGATTGAGTGTAATCTAAAACATTTGCATTAACTCCCGTATCTAAATCAAGATAATCATTCGTGCCATCCAAATTAATATAGTGAGTATTTGAATAACCTGATAATTGTTGGTCTTGCGTTCCGATTCCTATTAAACTAGCAGTGATTAAAGTATCAACCCACGTACTTCCGTTAAACTCCCAAATAGTTTCGGTATCCACCCTTACAACATATTGGTATATTAAAGGACTTGTTAAAGCTACCATTTCAGCTTCATCCATAACATAACCTCTAAAAAATCTACCTAAGTTTACAGCATTTAAAAAGTTTGTTAAACTTGTTACATTTGTAGATAATGAACTGAATGAATTTGATAAACTTGTTACATCTGTATGTGCAGTACATGGAAAATTGTGATAAACACCACTATCAATATATCCTAATGATTGAGCAGTAAAAGAGTATAAACCTTGTGGAGCATTACTTGAAGTGTTTAAAGCAGATAAAAAAACTTCTTCATCTAACTCTTGAACACCTACCGATGATAATGGATCATAAGTCATTTCAACTCTTGGAAGTTCTGGATAAACAGATGGCTCTTCACCCCAATAAATTAAAATTCTTTGATTAACATAATCATCAAGTGAATTATATGACAAATAAGTTACTCTACTTCTAAACCAAGAATTGTCTTGTCCATCATTCTTTCTTTTAGTGTAAACATTAAAATAGCAAACACCAGTGGCATAAACTGTAATTACTGCATATCCACCTTGTAAAGTAGTCAACGTTTGGTTTGTTTCAACACCTGCATTATTAAGATAATACCAGTTGATTTTTTCTGTTAAATCTCCACTACTTGTATAGTGCCATCCTTCGATTCCATTTGGATCTTTTACACCTTTTGCGCTATCTGCATAAATACTTTGATCATCTGCTGAAATAATATAAGGTGTTGTAACTCCACCCGATATATTACCACCATAGACTTCTAAATACCTATCAATAGCTTTTTTATCTTCATAACTTAAATTAGCCATCTTTTATTTTTATGTGTTAATATTTAAAATGTAATTGCTTAACTTTCTTTATTATCACATTCTTATTTCACATATAACAATATTATTTTGTGCAAAATTTGGATTCCCTGAAGAATAACTAACTGATAAAATGAATTGATTATTTTCATCATCATAAGTTATATTACTTATATCATAAATAGCAAATACATCACTGTTGTTGTTTTTCTGGATATAGATTTTACCAGTAAAAACCCCTTCTTCATATCTGAATTTAACTAAATTACTTATGTCAACATTACCTCTAACCCTATAAGAAAAAACAAGTTCAGTTGCTAATGTAAAATCATTATTATTTGTTTTAAACTGTTTGTTGGTTGTTGGATTTGTTGTATTATCATTATAAGTATATTGAAAATCAGTGTTTACTTGTCCAATAATCCCTTCTTCAATTAGATATTTATTAATTGACTTTCTATCTTCATAACTTAAATTAGGCATATTTTAAACTTTACAAATATTATTATTTCTATCAGCAACCACTTGAATAGTACAAGTAACCCCTGCAACATATTCACTCAACTTCTGAAAGTATGGTGTTACGGTTATAGGTGTTTCAATATAAATGTTATTAGCATTTAAATTATTTTCTAATCTTGTGATAATATCATTTAGAATAGCATTGTTATCACTGATGATTTTTTCTGCATAAATATTCGCATTACTAGCATCTAAACAAATATCTATTATATCAATTTCTAAGTTGTAAACAATAGAACCTTTATTAATATTAAATGTGTCAGGTGTAACCCAAAATAAAGGATATTCCTTTGTACCATCTGTAAAAAGATTATTAATATCTGATTCTCTACCAGATTTAAATTGTTTTATAAACTCGTTTTCGTTGGCTATTGTTTCAAGCCTTTTAATTACCTCTATATAATTCATTACCTCGTTCTATGTACCATGAATAAAAAACACAACTATCATAAAAATTTAACTCACTTGCTCTTTTCCATTTTGTCGCATCTCCTTTTCCAAGTACTGCGATAAACTCATACCATTGCCATTTCTTAGATATTGAATTAGCGAGTTGACGTTTTGAACTGCTGATACTATTTCCTTTGTTACTTGATTCGTTTTGATCTTCTTCAGACCCTCCGAACAAGCCACCAAAAGTTTTAAATAGTAGTTCTTCCCTCCATCGAAAAAAAAAATAATATGTGAATATGCCTTTTGAATATCTAAACCTTTAAACTTATCATCAACTGTAAATCTTGACTTATAAAAAGGCTTGTAAAGTATTTCTAACACTTTCATGATCTTTACTCCTTCATTCATCTTTGAATCTAAGATTGAGTTGATAGATACCATTTCATTATTTGTTAAATCTTGATATTCTTTTCTATCATATATACAACCATTATGAATAAACCATTTTCTGTTTGATGCCTTTACTTTGTCTATATCAAGTTTTTCAAGTGGTTTTGTATATTTATTAAGCTTACCGTATTTAAGTTTCATAAAATAGGATTCAGGCTTATCATAAATAATACTAAGCATCTTAACAACATTCTTTATTTCATCTTCAGTTTCTTTTATTTCTCGAAGTTGAATAAATTTCTCAATGGTTATTTTCTTCATTCTAAACATTTTATATAATGTTTTAAAAACAAAAAAAGCTTAGAAATTAATCTAAGCTTAAACTGGATAAGTAGTTTTCATACTCCTATCATAGTTTTAATCTTATTATGTTGGTGGATTGTTTTTTTCTCTTATTTCTGCGCCTTTCCAATACGATGTGTCTTTGTATTTAAGGTACTGCCAATTACAATTTTTTCCCTCTTGGAATTTAACAAAATACCATTCCCCCTCTACTAACTCTACTTCGGGTTCTTTAAATTTTATAAAAAGTTTTTCTGCTAGTTCATCTTCACTTATTAAACCAGAATCACATCTTCCAATTAAATGGTAATACTCTTCCTTACTAACCTTAGGCTCTAAAGCTTGTTTAACTTGCTCTAACTCATGATTAGAGTAGTCGCATCCATGAAACCTAACTAGGTCATCTAAATAAGGTGTTTTCATTTCTTAATCTTTTATAAAAACTCCATTAATTGTTTTGCCTTCTCTATCTTTAATAACATTATAGGCTGATTCATAACACTCAAATAAATCTAATCTTTTTTGGTGCGCTAAAATAGTCATTACAACCATCATATCACCTAAAGCATCTTTGATATCTTCTTTGTTATCTCTTAGTTCTGCATTTGCTAATTCACCTGATTCTTCAAACAGTTTAATAAGTTGCTTTTTAGATCCTTCTTCATCTAATAATCTTCTTTCATTCGCCCATAATAGAACTTTCTTCTTTACTTCTTTTGGATTCATAATTTAATTGTTTATAATAATTGCTAATATACCTAATAAAAAAAGAATTGAAACACTTGTAACTGCTAAAGCCATTGTAAGAAATCTATTTCTTTTGTAAGTTTCTTGATTCAAAAGTATTTCATCATTCAAATCTTCTTTTAACATTTCATAAGCAAAGTTTAAGGCTTCTATTTCTTCAACTTTGTTTTGTGATATTAAATCTTGATACTCTTTATAAGGTATTGTTACTTTTCTCATAATTTGCTTTTAATACGTTCTAAGATTAATTCTCTATCTTGTTTTGATGGCTTGTAATCATTCATTAATTCATTTGGTATGTTATCCCAAGCATCTGAATAGTTTTGTACGTTAAAACCCCTTAAAATACATTCTTTGTATAACTCTTGATATCTATTGTATAAATAACCACATTTATCATAAAAGAATTTAACATGTCCAGTACCTAGTTTAAATGTAGTCGGTTGATCTTTTAATGAATATCTACCTTTACGGATGCAGTTAGGTATTCTCTTAATCTCTCTATGTTCTGCAATTAACATTTTATTGTTTAGTTCAGCAGGTTTAACTGCAACATTGATTCTTGTCATTTCTTTCTGTTTTAAATTTCTATACAATTATAACAAATTTATTTCTTTATTAATAATTGAATTCTTTTAACATTTGAATTTTTAAATTGTAACAATCATCTTTAAAAATCCAACCATTAACATCTAAACTACCCTTTTTATTGAATATAGCTTCATTAAAAAAATCCTTTTTTCTTTTATAACCTAATAGATAGCAATAATTTAAATTTTCATTAATTCTTAAAAAAAAATAAATATCGCATTTTTGCTTTGTATTAAAAGAAGATATACTACATAAGTATTCAGGTTTTGGTATTACAGTTGTTCTTTTTGTTTTAACATCTACTTTATAACCCTCTATTATTAAATCATAGTCATAATTAGATTTGAAGTTTACATTAAAACCTTTTTTTTTACTTAAATCATAGATGATAATTTCACCTAAAGCACCATAAATATTACTTCTTCCTTTTGTTATAGATCCTTTTAATTCATTGAATGGGTATAGCTTCTTTGCTCTTTTAATTTGTTCTTCTTTTATTTTTATAATCTTCATTAAAATTCTTTATTAAACCCTAATTCAACAAAAGATACATATTGCTTGTATTTTATCTTATCTTCAGCACTCCACTGAATCAATCCATCCATTTTATTGTAATGGTGTATCATGTTGGAATGATCTCTGTTTAAAGCATCTGCAATCTGCATATAAGAATAGTTAGTGTTTAACCTGCAATAGTAAACTATGTAACTTCTGCAATCAGATACATTTTTCTTCCTATCATGACTTAATAAAAGTTCTTTTTCTATTGCAAAGAATATACATGATCTATCAATGATATAATCAATATCAAACTTCTTTTTGTTATGATTGTTTAATATAGTTTTTAAATCGTTTAATGCTAGTACTACGTTATCAATTTTTTCAATTACCTTTTCCATTTCTTTATTTTTTTTCTCCCCAATATTCTACAACTTTACATCTATCTTTTTTAATAAAATAACCATCTCTAGTTTCGTAATATTCACCGAATACACCAAAGATTGGTATTTTACATCCAGTATTTACACCTGAAATAATTATTGCTTTTGAAGGATCTTTCTTTTCCATTTTTATTGCTTGTCAATATAGTTATAAAATTCTTCTATACTTAGATCATGCTGATTATCTATGTGTTTACCAAAAATATCAACACTTGGATTATCTTCCATTCTCCATAAAGAGAAAACACCAACTATCATTTTTGGCTCTCCATTTTCCATTTTAAAACCATCAATAGAAATATATCTTGTAAACTCACTTTCTAAGGGGAATGGTTTATCTACTTCGTAACCCTCACTTTTTAACCACAAATAAAAATACTTTGCTGACCTATCTAATTCTTTAACTTTCTTATTCATTTTCTTAAATTTTAATTATTAAAGGGGTTTTTACACCCCCCCTTTTTTATTTATAGTAGGCGTTTTCATATGTTAACCCCCATGTGCCATCATATTTAAAAGGGTTGTTGAATTTATCTTGTATAACACTAGCACACGCTAACTCTCTGCTGTCACCTAAATCAACTAAGCTTTTGTATAATTCATAAGATTTAGAACAGTCTACCATCCAATTATTAACAAGATTATTTACTTCTTTACCAGTTAATTCTGATGCTAATTTATAAACTTCTTTTCCTGTCATCTTTTCCATTTTCTTAAATTTTAATATCCGTTTTTGTCTTAACTGACGTAAATATATAAACAATTTTATAAACAACAAAAAAATAAAAAGAATTTAAAAAAATATTTTATCCTACCGAATAAACAAAGTCATCACCTGCACTATTTTCTTCATGGCATTTATTTGCAATAGCCAATGACATCACTGTATCATCATGAAAACCAGATGAAGCTTCAAACCTTAATACACCAGTTGATGTAACCTTAAAAATAAATGCTTCAAGTTCGGATATTAAAACTGGATCATCTTTGATTTTAATTAGTCTTTCATTAAATGCTTTAATTAATAAGTTGATAATATCAGACTTTGAATTATGAGTTGTTTTAAACCCTTGTAAGTAGGTTGATAGGTCCATGTAAAGTAAATCATCATAAATAGGTTTACCTTGATTATTTAATTCGATATATGCAATAGGATTATTATACTTCATTATGAAAGTCTTTATTCTTTCTTTCAACTCTTTTGCATCAACTCTATTAAACCTTTCTAGGCCTATCAATTCCTTTCTATCATTCAATGCAGTAAGTACTGTATAATCGTTTATAAAACCAATATCAATACCAATATAAGTTTGTTCTGTTTGTTCATTTGTTTCATAAATACAATCTCTAATATTTTTAAATACGGTGGCACTATCTATAAACTCTGCAAGATATTCTTGATTCCAGACTTCATCTGGCAAAGTGTTTTTAATATCTTCTAATTCTTCATAATTAGTAAATGGATTATCGAATGATGTTCCTTTGAAGTATTGATAACGTGGATTCTCTTTTGCGAGGTTGCAAAGATCAAAGAAGTGATTTTTACCCTTTGGTGTTGATGCTAGTAAACACTTTCGGCCCTTAACTAATATTGTGGCCCTCAAAACATATTGCCACGTATCTTTTTTAATAAATGCAAATTCATCACAAATTAAATAATCAAATGTATTACCCCTCAAATTATCATCACTTTCACCACTCATAAATTTGATTGATGAACCATTAGTAAATTCTATTTCTAGTTTTGATTCATTTGCCCTTTTGTAAACTGGTATATCTCTAATGGCTTTTAAAATGCTTGTAAAAGATTTTAATGCTTGTTTGTATATTGGAGAAACCCAACCAATAGAAACACCGTTAAAATTAACCGCCCAGTATAATGCTTGGTTTTCTAATAGTATTGTCTTTCCAAATTGCCTACCAATATTTAACAAATAATAAAAGCTATCATTTTCATTGATAGCCTTATGTATTTCCTTTTGTTTTGGGTGTGGTGTGTATAATTCTATTTTAGCCAAAATCTGCTTTATAATTTGTTACTTCAACCTTAATTGCATCATCATATTTTTTTCTGTACTTGAAATAAATATCTATTGCTTTTACTTTTGCATTTCTATCTTCATCTTGATAGATCGCGTTTAAGAGTTCCTTTTCAACTACGTTATCATTTAGTCCTATTTCTTCCAGAAAGTACTTTACACGTGCCGTAATGTTAACATTTGTTGTCAGTCTTGATGCACTATGTCTTGCATTAGAATATTCTTTTACATCATTTAAATCAACTTCATAAACTTCAGCATAAGCTTCTGTTTGATTAAATTTGTGTTTAAACAAAGCCTTTACAAATAGTTCATGTTTTTTATTCTTCAAAGGTTTAGAACCATCAATATTAACATTATCTTCTATTTGTTCTTTACTCATATTCTGCTTTATAAATTTGTTTTAAATCTTTAAAAACCCTATTTACGCAAGTGGGGCAACTTTTATTCTTTTCTTGTACTAAAAATATACTATTGTGAACTGCAAATAGTTCATCTAATAAATCACCTATTAATCTTTTTGGTGATCCTGCTTCTTTATATATTCTAAACCAACGTGCAACTGGTTTAGTACAATATTGCTTCTTAAATCTCATTTATTTTATTATCTAATATTACAGATAGTATTGGAACTATCACAAAATACATTGTTTTAAAGGTTATTCCATAAGAATATAAAAATACTGCTAAGGACACCCAAGTTGACAAGCATAATAGACAAGTAAAAACTTTCTGATTGAAGTAACTTGTTAATTTTTCGTGATAGATTGAATTGAAGTATATTGTTAATGCGCATGATGTAATTATTATTAAACTTACCATAAATCTAATTTAATTTGATACTCCCCTTTATTAATGTAATTAGAAACAAGATAATTTATTTTTTTTATTGCTTCATTAATAATTGAGATATTTATATTCATTATTTGTGCAACTTCTTTTTGTGTGTTATTTTCTTCATAGAATAATCTATAAATAGTATTGTACTTACCATTTAAAACAGTTTCTTTAACTTCTTGATGTGTTACTATACTTTGTTTTATTTGTAGCTCTAAATCTTCATTAATAACATCTTCTAATCCTTCGGAGTCATTTCCTTTGATATAGTATTTAGATGTTTTATTTAAGCAAATCCAGTTGGCTTGATTTCTAAGCCATGCTTTAAAAAAGAATACCCTCTCATCATTTGGAGAAGGTATTTTTTCAGGTTTTTCGTGGGTGTAAATATAAAGGTCAGCAATTAAATCATCAGATGTTATTCCGTAGCATTTTTTTTGCTTATCAGTATATTCTTTTAGTTGTTGGTGTAGTTTTTTATCAATCATTTAAAATGGTAGATCATCATCTTCTTCATCACTTTTAAAATCATTCCCACCTAGATTATTATTATTGTTATTATCGAAGTTAAATACTTTTCCATTACCTAGATAAATCTTATCTACTTTGTTTTGCCTTTCTTCTTTTGTCTGGCTAATAATGGTGTAG